GTCCCTACAGTGTTGTTGGGATTTTTGCTCATTGTGCAAACTGTGCATACTCATGCACACTATGATGCACACTCAAAAGCAGGAGACCTTTGTATTGGTAAGTGATTATACTTAATATGTCGGGAAACCGTAACAAGAGGGGCTTGACCCCTCTTTATTTTTCCTATATAATTGTGTTATAAATCTTTACAAAAAGTCAATGACTGTAACAACTAACGAGTACGGGCAACAGAATATGTTTGCCAAAGAACCCGTAATGTACTATGAGAACTATGGTATGCTGACTCCCAACATGGTTAAGGAGCGCACCAATGGTCGCTGGGCAATGATGGGTTTTGTCTCGGGCTTGATTTCTTACGCAATCACTGGTAAACTGTTTTTCGGTATCTTTTAAGAATTTATACCTATGGCTTTCAAAGTAACCCTTCGTCAACCTGATGGCGCTGAGACCACCATTGAATGCGCTGATGATCAGTACATCCTGGATGCGGCAGAAGAGCAGGGAGTAGATCTTCCTTACTCTTGCCGTGCTGGTGCTTGTTCTTCTTGCGCTGGTAAAGTGGTAGAAGGCACTGTTGACAATGAAGATCAAACCTTCCTGGATGACGAGCAAGTAGCAGCAGGATACATTCTGACTTGCACTGCATACGCGACCAGTGACTGTGTAATTGAGACAGAACAAGAAGAAAATCTCTAGTGATGACTGAACTAATTTTCACAGTAACGAGTGTTGCCTTCTTTGTATTGCTGGCACACTCTGTAAACCAACTCTCTGAGACTTATTGATGGAACACTCTTTGGCAGAACTCCTCACTTACTATGTAATTGCAGGAGCACTTATTATTGGAGCACCAGCAGTGTTTTTTATTATTGCCTTTATGCCTGCACTAATGAATACTAAAGGTGCAGTAGTTGGTTATAAAACTCGCCGTGATTATGGCGAGACCTCTATCTACTCTAAAGTAAAATAGGAGAAAAACAATGAACGAAAGAGCAGAACGTATTAATGGTTGGGCAGCAATGATTGGTATTGTTGCCGCCTTCGGTGCATACCTCACCACAGGACAAATCATTCCTGGAGTATGGTGATGTTGTTGTTAGCATCAATGTTACTGGGAATGTGGATCCTCATCAGTGCCCTTGGTAACAATGGTGCTGACGATGATGATGACTTTGGCGGCGGCATGATGATCCCCGCATATAACCCCACTAGTTAAATGATTGAAGTAAAAATGAGAAAGGAACAGTATCAAGTACCTCAAGTAGAATTTGTTTTCCGTGAAGATGGAAATTTTGTCACTCGCACTACCTCTGAACTTTTCAGTGGTAAGCGTGTGGTTATTTTTAGTCTACCTGGTGCATTCACTCCTACTTGCAGTGCTTATCAGCTCCCTGGATTCGAGGACAACTACGATGAATTTGCTGCTCTTGGCGTTGACGCTATTTACTGCATTTCTGTTAACGACGGCTTTGTTATGAATGCCTGGGCAAAAGATCAGGGAATCGAAAAAGTTACTTTAGTACCTGATGGCAATGCCTACTTCACTCGTTCAATGGGTTACCTGGTCAATAAGTCTAATCTTGGCTTCGGTGAGCGTAGTTGGCGTTATGCTGCTGTCGTTGATGATGGAGTCATTGAGAAACTCTTCCTTGAGGAAGGTTTCAGAGACAATGCAGACTCAGACCCCTACGAAGCATCAACACCAGAAAAAGTCCTGGAATACTTGCAACAATAATTCTGAGAAGGAGGGGTAAAACCCTCCTTTTTTAATAAATAGCAGAGCCTTATCTTATGCGGAATGTCAGAAGAAGTAAAGGAATCTCCTAAAGAAGAAGAGAAAAAGAAAGGTTTATTTGGTAAAATAAAAGCAGCTGCCGATGACCACGAAGGTCAGTTAGAAGCGATCAGCACAATGGTTAGACTTGGTATCCTTATCTGGTCTGGTGGTATTTTGACTCTTGCTTATATTAAACTTCCTGCTGCACTTGGTATTCCTGAGCAGAAACTTGATCCTACTTTCATCGCATCGGTCTTCACTGGGGTCTTAGCTACCTTTGGAGTTCAGACTGCGAAGAAGTCTGGTGACGGCACAATGAAGATGGGTGGTGCTGGTGGTGTTTCTAAAGCAGATCTTGAGAAACTAATTGCTGCTGCAGCACAAACAGCACCTGCACAAACAATTAGAATTGAGCAAGCACCAATTCAGATTGCAACAGCACCTAAGAAAGATGGTGAACCCCCTGTAATGCCTACGGTATAGTATTATGGCAAATAACACTCCACCTCCCAAGTCACCATTTAAATGGGTAGTTATTAGTGTGGGAGGAGTTCTTGCAATTGCTCACATTGGAGTGTTAGGTCATTTAATACGACCGCAGTATCCTGTAATCAACTTTCCTCCTGGTGATTATTCATCATATAAAGTTGAAGCGACCAGAGATGGTTATACTGTTGAATATAAAGCAAATGATCCTAGAGTTTTAGAATCCAATAGAGAACTTCATCTTGACCAAGACAGGAAAGGAATCTTTGGTAATGATGTGAAGAGGCGTGAATATAGACGTGATGAATATACTATGGATGGTTCTAGAAATTTGGGAGGTGGGGTATTTGACCCCGAGGGAAAGTCTCTTGTAAAAAGCGAAGAGTGTATCAGGGCGGACGCTGGCGCACGATCACAAGGTGCGATGGCAGGAACTAGTATTGCTGCTGGTGCTCTTGTTCCTGCCATTGTTAATGTTCCATACATTGGTTGGTTAGCAGCAGGATGGGTAACATTGCTTGGAGGAAGAGTTGGTTCTGATATTGGATCTGAAGTGGGAAAAATTTTCAACAACTGTTAATTAGATGGCACATTTCGTAGCATCTGCATTGAACAATAATCTATTCTTAGGAATTCTTTGTTATGTAATGGTCTTTGTTCCTATTATTGGAATCTGGGTAGTTCATAAGTATAGATGGGAACACTGGGATCCATTTAGTAAACATAAATAATTTGTTATCTATACGGTGATCGCTACCTTGTATGCCAAGAGAATGGAATACTTCTTTTAGGGAGCCCTGGAACCCTGTGATAAAGAAGTGCTTAGATGGGGTTGATCTTCATACTAAGTTGTATCTTGAAAGTCAGGATACCTTTCATCTGAACCAGGCAGATTTGTTAAGGATATACGTTTCAAGATTAAAAAATTGGATACACGAAACAGAACCTGAAGGGTTTCATAGGAAATGAAGCACAAGTTTAAGTATTATTGGGGTGGAGAAGAAAACTGGTATACCAAGAGTAAAAGATGGGCAAACGAACAAAAGTTTCCCATCAATCATCTTGCTCTAGGTTTCATAGAGTGGTTATGGTCTATGTGGGTTCAGGGTAAAGTTGATATGGAAATGACCAATGTAGATAAACAAGTCAATGAGATCATAAAAACTTGGGATGAAGAAGAGAAACAAGATCCAGTTACTGAGATAAAGGCATCAGACATTGCGGGTCTTGATGATATTCGTATCATTGCTTCCTGGTCAAATGCCAACGACTGGAATGATACCTCTATAAACTATAGGAAGTGGCGATGAGAGACATCAATGATCCTCTCTGGTCTGTAATTATACTTTTGTGCTGTGGACTTGCATTTACAGCATATTGTGTCATATATATTTTGCGCCTAGCATACAAGGAGTTGGAAGATGGGAGCAATGACACCTCCGAGTCGGAAGAGTTGCTACAACTTCCGAGTGATCGAGATCAACAGAGTTCTTGACGGAGACACCATAGATGTCACTATTGACTTGGGTTTTGACCTTTATAAAAAAGAAAGAGTCAGAGTTGCTGGTGTCGATACGCCAGAAAAACGCACCAGAGATCTCGAAGAAAAAGAACTTGGATACGATGCAACCAACTGGCTCAAAGAGAAACTCGAAGGTGCGATTGTTGGCGATGACGATCTCGTTATTCGCACTGAGTTGGTTGGGGGTGTTGGCAAATATGGGAGACTCCTTGGATGGCTCTACATTGGAGACGCTGAACTATCCCTCAACGAGCAAATGATTACTGAGGGATATGCCTGGGCATACGATGGTGGAACAAAACAAAAAGATTTTGAAGAACTAAGAGAAATTCGTCGTGCTCATGGCACGCTAGTCTAATGCCTCACGTATTCATTTTTGCTTTTACTCTCCTATTAGTCACTGCCATGGAACTTACATGGCCAGTTAAAGGTAAATCATTTGTAAATAGAGAGGGTGTTGAGTGTGCTACAGTTGCCCTTGCAAAGGAAGACTTTGTTGAACCATCAGTAGAATCATTTGCAAACTTTACAGAGGAGATTGAAGATGCAAAAGGTAATTAACGCTATTGCAATTTTTTCAGGAGTAACTTCTATTGCTTTGATTGGGGGATCAGCATACCTTCTTCTCAATCTAGAACCATTGGTAGAGGGGGCAAAGAAGGAAGCAATCAAAACAGTCACAGAGAGTATTACAAAAGAACTCCCTGGATTAGTCGAAGGTGCTATTCCTAGTATGCCTGGTTCTACAGGTGATGTTCTTAATGCAAAACCAGCAATCCCTGGTATTTGATGGAGATTAGAGACATAGAGATTAGAGATCTGAATATACCTCAGATCTCTAATGTGATTGCAGAACCGACAATAGCAGTCCCCCCTACCATTCCAGTAACACTACAACTTGGAACACCTATAGTGAACCTTCCTGGTTGTGTAGAGGCGCATGAATCCAATAATGGTAGTAGAAATATACTAGAAGATGATCCTAATGGTTCTGTGACATTCTGTGATGGGAGTGTTCCTAGTTATGATCCCATCAACTTTGAACCAGAAAGAATTATTCCTACAGAACCTGCCGCTATCAATACAAAGACAGAAGAGAAATCAAAACCACCAGGGCAGGCAGACATTCCTAGTGCAGCACCACCTGCTACTGCCAAGGTGGATTGTCCTACAGCAGCACAACAAGCAAAAGAACCTGTAGGCACTTACCTGGAGGGTTTTAGAAAAAAAGTTACTGAATACAAACTCATTGATAGTCAATGTATTCAGATAACAGAAGCAGTTCCTTTACCTCAACAGATAGTGGCAGGACTACCTAGTGGTGGTATGGTAATGCAGACGGGCGGCATCGCCTTAGTTGCAACTACCTCTGCATTGCTTGCTAAACCCCTTGCAGATATTTTATTGAAGGTGGTTAAACCAACCATCAAAAAGGTTATGAAAAAGATTGCTACTATTAGGAAGAAGCAGATTCCCGTTGAGTCTGTAAAGGTGCGCCGAGATCAGCAGCGGATCCGCTCACACGCGATTCGGAAGTTGAAGGGGAAGGAATAGAATGTTTGTGTGGAGGAATGACACCGCCAGGGTTAGTAACAACCACATCCGCACACACTTTATAATATGGAGACTTGGGGTGGAAATAAATTCCTTGCTTCTTCATCTCACCACAATTCTTGAGTCTGGCTAATTCAAAGTCCAATCTCTTATTGGCAGTCAGTTGCCTCTGTAGGCTAATTTGAGTCGCTGCTGCTAGTTTGCACTGATCCTGTAGTTCCTGGTCTTGTGGTATGCTCCAGGTGGCACTGACGCCCACAGAGAGGTTGTAGTTGTCCTTCTGACCTGTTCTGGTAGGCATGTGGTATAAGACGTGTCCAGGGCGATCTAAGAGACCATCTTCGTTGAGGTCACTAGTATCATACACAGGGTCCATGTAGTAGGGTTCATATGGTTTCTGCATAGAACCAGCACCTGTCACAAATGGTGTGATGTTCAGAGTTGGTCCTTGACACTGGATCCCACCACCATAGGTGTTGGTGATGTAGGGACCTTGTAAGACTTGGATAGCTTGGTTAGTAACGGAACCTGAAGAATTGGCAACAGGAGAAGCAGTGGCAGAAACACCACCAACAGTTTCAGCAAGAGATTGAGACGGGGATAATATTCCAATTAAAATTGCTCCTATTACGGCTTTGTCTACTTTATTGTGTATAAATAAATTTAAGAAAGGCATGATATTAACACACTAATGAAAGTAGTAGATTTGTCGGGTCAGACCCTTGGTGGTCTGACAGTTATTAGAAAAGACCTTGAAGAAACAAGGAAGAATTGCCGCGCTATGTATTGGTGTAAATGCTCTTGGTGTAAAGAAGAAAAGTTAATCAATTCAGGTGTATTTAGAAAGAAACCACCTGTTAGTTGTGGTTGTAGAAAAGCAGCAGGTTATACACACCCGAAGTCTGACCCTACTACGAAGTATGAAAGACGCCTGTTGAACTATGCCAGACGGAATGCAAGGAGAAGAGGATGTGAATGCACTCTTGAATTGCACCACTTGACAATACCCGAAAAATGCCCTATACTTGGATTCAATTTAGAGATAGGCGGGCACCAGGATACGTCACCCTCTGTTGATAGAATTGATAGTAGTAAAGGTTATACGCCCGACAATGTATGGATTATCTCGCAGAGGGCTAATAGAATAAAGAATAATGCTACAGTAGAGGAAATCAAGATGCTCTATGAAGCATTGAAATCATTGAGTGAAAATGGAAGTCGTATCAGTTACTGATTGAATAGTCGTTTCTCTTTGAATAATCGTTTGATTGCTGAGACCTGGACCTTGATACGTCTCCGTGAACTGGAACGCTGCTCCTGGTGTTGTCTGTGTAAAGTTTGGTCTGCCTGTTAAACCAGTCCATGATGATGTCACCCCTTCGATTGTTACATTGTTAGCACCTGTGGTCGGAGAAAGATTTCCTGATGCTGTGATACCACTTCCTGTTACTGTATATTGATATCCTGTGTTATAGTCTATTGAATTTATTGTTTCGGTTACTGTAGATGTTGTTTCTGTATGACTGGTCATACTTCCCTGTGTAAAATTAGGGACCACAGGGACTGCATGAGCAGCCCCATGTAAAACACCGAGGATTAAACCCAGTCCAATCGCTTCCCTTAAGTTGGACATTACTTCACAGTAATTTCAGTAACAAATTGTCCTGTTGCAGAAGAACCACTGCCACCAGCTGTAAGACTTACTGCTCCCGCTGACGTAATCGTACCAGCAAGAGTCCCAGCACTACC